TATCACCGGATTCAATATCAGTAAAATATTTACTTAAATACTTAGTCCATAATTCACTGTCACCCATAGTAATAACACGTGGGATAACAATTATATCTTTTTCTTTATCTTTAGATAATCTGTTTATGATCATGTCAATAAACGGTTCGATAATACCATTACATCCCTTATTTTCATGAAAAAATTCAATATAACGAATATCATCTCGTCCTATAAATTTACTCATACCGATGTATCCAATATAATTGAAATGTGGAGGATTGAACTTAATAGGGAAATCATGTTCGGGTTTAAGTCCCCAAATTTCCATATCCAGTTTTTTTTCGATATCCAAAACGGTAGAAAAAAGATCGTCTAGTTCTTCCACGTGTTCAAGTCTTGTAGTATTTTTTAATAATTGATAAAAGACCGACATTTTTATTTTTATTTTATTTTTAAATATTTATATAGTATCAATATCACTTAGGTCTTCGTCGTCTATTAATAATTCCTCAGCTACTATCTGATAAAAAGCCATTTTATACGCTAAGAATCCAAAAAGTGTCGCACCCATATTAAAATCAAAAGGTAGATTATATGAATTCCACATTGATTCGGATAAAGCAAGTAATGTAGGCACTATCAATCTTTTGTTCAAACCTTGTGAATTTTCAATATTATCAACATAGGATGAAAGTGATTCTACATACATACAAGACGCCATTGTACCTAAACTCGCAGATATACCATCAACGGGTGTATGAAAAATAAAATGATATGTCGAAATAGCAGCTCCGTATCTCAGAGTCGTTTTTTTTATTTTAGACTTTATTTGTTCGTATTCTGCTATACCTTCTTTTCTTCTAGTTGGACACGAAATTCTAAGTGTTTTTTGAATAGGGTTTATTATATTTAACATTTATTAATATACATTACAATTTATTCGTTAAGTATTTATAGTATAATATTATCGAAATTTATATTTTCGTCTTTAAAATATTTTTTTTTAAATTCTCTTTCTTTTTCGAGAAATTCTTCACATCTCATAATCGATTCATTTATACGATTCTGAATTTTATTTAATTCATATTCATATAAAATATTATCGTTTTCTTTTGATAATTTTCTCCATTTATCTCCAAAAATGGTCGTATATTTCAAATTACGTCTTTCGTATGACAATTCGTTTAACATTGTTCTGTATAAAACCAATGAATATGAATCGTACTCTTCGCGGTTAAAATCTTTGTGACAAAACTCTTCATAAGCCATTGTTTTCATACGATTATATAATTGGTTCTGATTATCCGCATTTTCTGACCAGCGTTTTGATTCTTTCTTCTGGGAATCATGTATTTCTATATTGCTTGCTTCTCCTCCTCTTCTTTCAGAATCTTCCATTGGTTTATTAATACATTTCACGACTTTACGACGATTTTTAGGTGATAAACATACCAAGGTACGAGTATTTGTATTTTTTATTACACTTTTCATTTTATTTAATATAATTATTTAATTCTTTATCCGTGTTTAAAAAAAATATATGATCCAAATTTCTCTCGCATCGAACCATTTGTAGCTATTTCAATACGCGTTTGTATCTCTTCAATCTCTAAATCATCTACCAATATATAAGCTGTTTTACCACCTTTCATTATAGTTATAACAGTAGTACTTGATTTACGTTTAGAAACTATCGGGTTCTCCCCATTTTTCTCTCCATTTTCTGACCAACGTTTCGAGTCTTTTAGTTGGGAGTTGTGAATCTCTTTTTTCTCTGTTTTTTTTCGGGGTTCCTGGACACACGATATTTTCGTATTCATATTTTTGGGATTTTTCCCATATAATCCTCTGAACGTCTTCACAAAGTTCGTTTGTCGCTTGACAGAACGCGAGTTTATAATCGTAGGTGTGTAAATGCATGTAATCCATTTCATTTATTTGTTATTATTTTTAATTATTTATTTATATTTGAAATACTTAGGTCTGTAATGAATGAATGTTTTGTCGTGTTTAGAATATTCTAAAATAACAATCTCACCAGTATCGTTTGTTGTTATAATCTTATCTCTAGAAAAATCGGGGGCTAACATTGTGTCTAACTGTTTTTTTACTTCTGTAACCGTAGGGTATAAAGATGAACAGGAATTTTCAGGTTTTAACGGGTTTGTCTTATTCCATGGTAATAAACGAGATACACTCGAATAAAATGTAAACATGCTATTATTTACGTTTATTTTTTTATATTCTAAATACAAGATGGTTTCACTCCAGGAGTTACCTAAAAAAGTACAGTACATAACAATTGATTCAAATTTTGTAACGGGTACGAATAATAAATTTACTATAGATCTTAACCTTTCGTCTAATACACATGTTGCTGATATTAGTAAAGTGTGTGGTTTAAAATTAGTTGATTTTTATGTTACACAAGTCGGTAACACGGGTAATGGTACGGGTAACGGTGCTAAATACATTGATATTATATGTGATGACGTACCTAAAGTTGCGCAGATTTTAGATGAACGTAAGGGACAAGTATTTGCGAGAATAGCTTTAGAAAGAGATTTTGACGGTTCTAACAATTATAAAAAACATGATAAACACTGGAGAAGTTTTAGTAGAGAAACAAATTTATTCAATCCTATATCTATACAAAAACTGGATTTTGAAATATACGAATTACAAGGTGATAATACATACGATCAGTTACAGACAGACGCTGAATGGTTTATGACGTTAGAAGTTACATCGATAGACGTAAAAGAAAAACCTATAAATAGGGAAGTCCAAATTTTAGAAGCTTTACATAAACTTATCGGGAAGATTGAAGATCTTAACGTAAATGTTAAAAAACTTCCAGATAAGGAGGATATTGATAGAATGGAAAAGGAAAAAAAGAAAAAATATCCACTTTATTACCTTTTTTTAGTAATTCTATTAATAGGCGGTGGATTTTATTTAATAAATCGTAAAAGCACAAACATTCCTCCTCCTGTACATGTGCCTATGCAAACAAGGTTTTAACTTATTAAGCCTTTTTAGCTGGAGCCTTTTTAGCTGGAGCCTTTTTTGTTGGAGAAACAATCTTCTTAGCGGCTGGTTTAGCGGCTGGTTTAGCGGCTGGTTTAGCAACTGGTTTAGCAACTGGTGCTGGTGCTGGCGCTGGCGCTGGTGCTGGCGCTGGTGCTGGCGCTGGCGCTGGCTTAGCAATTGATACAGCCTTTGGTGGTTCAATGTGATCAGCAATATCTTTAATAATGCTATAAAGTTCTTCAGTGCGAATCTTAGATCTCGCAAGTTCAATTGTAATTTTTTCTCTAACAGAGTCCATTGTGTAATATATATAAAAGAAAGATAATCTTTATACTAAATGTTATTCATTGGTCCAACTCTCCTGAGTGGAATTGGTCAACACTGTAAAAAATATATGGACCTTTTTCCTGATCCTGGATACACTAAGTATATAGAAATAAACCAGGAAATACCCGAATCTGATAGTGCTTTTATATTTGCGCTTCCTGTAAAATACTGGTTAGATAGAATACCCGAAATAAAGAGGAAAATAAAAAGTGTTACGTGTATGACCGTATGTGAAACCGAAACAGTTCATGAAGATTATGGTAAACTTTTTGATTTATTCGATAAAATTGCCGTACCAAGTGAATATTGTAAAAAAGTATTTAAACGACAATTCCCAACTAAACATTTTTATGTTTTACACGCGCACATACCCGATAAAAGACCTTACACGTTTTATCATATAGGTAACGTATACGATCCACGTAAAAATTTCAATAAAATATTAGAATGTTTCATTCGGTTAAATAAACCCGACGCGCGATTAATTGTTAAAGCAACGTGTAAACAACCAGTTAATATAAATATACCAAATGTTACAATAATTAACGATCTTTTACCTGATGAATATATGGAAGATATACATAATAAATCAGATTGTTACGTAAGTTTTTCATCGTCTGAAGGTGTAGGTATGGGTGCTGTGGAAGCAGCGGTAAGAAATAAACCAGTAATTATAACAGATTACGGAGGCGCAACGGAATATATAGAAACACCTTACGTGATAAAATGCGAACTTCAAAAGTTACCAAGGGATGATTTTTTATATAAAGCTGGTATGGAATGGGGTAAACCTGATGTAAACCAACTCATGAAATTTATGGAAGATGCATATAACAAGAAGTTAAGGTATATGGATCACCCGAAAACTCGCGCGTTAACTTGTAAAGAAAATGTATTACAAGAATTCGTCGTTAATATAATTCGTAGCGAGAACAATGATACCAGTTAAAATGGTACCAGATGTAAGCGAACCTCTTTGTGCGATAAGCATTGCAACTATATCATCTATCAATTTAATATTAGTTGGTTTTTTAAAGAGTTCTGGTATAAGCTGAGAAAGTGCGAGATAAAGTGCCATTGCTATTATGACAGGCCTGAGTGTTTCCTGATCTAACATTTTACTATTACAATATATTTAAATTTTAGGTTTGTGTTTTTTACAATAATTTCCACAAGATGCTTTAAAATTACACCTTTTACCACTCATTGTCATGGCAACACATATATTAGTTTTTGTTCTATTTTCTATTTTCTTTTCGGGAATAGTTTCAATAAATTTGATTTTATATTTTTCCCTTTTATCATCGTACTGTTTGCGAGACTCTCTGAGTTTATGAATACTTCTCGCAAACCGTTCACATTTCTCATCTTGATTTTCATATAAACCCCTGGCAATGTCTAAATCTTTTTGTTCATACAACGTGTTCATTTTGGATTTGGTTTTGATTCCTAATATATTTTATATAATTGACGACTGAGGTTATAAAAATACATATAATTATACCATTACATATAACATAATACCAAATATATTCATAAAGACCTAAAAATGTTGTTAATAACATAGCAATCATAACATAAATAGTATATGCTAAAATACCATACATACTGTTATTTTCTATACTATGTAATGGTAATACACACGCCAAGCAATTAAGTATAGTTAAGAGATTATCATACAAAATTGTATAATGTATACTTAATGCAACTAAAAATACATTTAACCAAGTTATCATGACCGAATTAAACAATTTATACTCGGGTTCTTGTTGTTGAACTTGTCGAGTTTCATTACTAGGTAAAACATCTACCACATGTGGTCTTTCTTCTTCATAATTTATACCTATAATAGGAGTTCCATCTGGTTGTCTAATTTCATTATAGTACATAAAAGAATAACTTGTTTTTCTTTTATGTATATTAAGTGTAAGGGATTTTGTTTTGGTTGTAACGCACCGTTAAAACCGTATATTAAATCGAATAATCAAGAAGTTCGCGATCTCATTAGAAAATATAGACGTATTAATCCTATATTTTTATACAATAATGATACGTATTATAAGTTTTACGGTTTAAAAATAAATCGTGTATGTTATTCTTGTTTTACAAATATAAAAAAACCAAGTTTAAAAGAGTTGAGAAATATAGAAACAGGGAAATGTAAACCATTACCTAAAATATCTTTATCATTGACTAAAAATTATTTACTAGTGTGGTACAATTCGTTACATAAATACGTATCAAATAATTTTAAAAATAGACAAATAATTGTGTATAACGATATTTAAAAAATTGTATTGTAATAAGTAGTATGTGTGATACAAGTGGACCAGATACAGGCGCTATATTATCACTAAATGCGATAGGTAAACAGGACACTTATTTGTTAGAAAACGAATATACAAATTCATTCTTTAATTACGACAGTAAACAACATTCTAATTTTACAAAGTTTCATAAAAGTACAAATATAATTAAACCAGGTAATGCTAAAGCAAATTGGCCATTTGGTGAAACCATTAAAATCACTCTTAACCCAAGAAATATGGGAGATCTTTTATCAAATATGTATATTTCCATGGAACTTCCAGGGTTACCATCCGGAGGTGGTAATGATTATTATTACGCAGATCAGGTTGGTAGACACGTGATTGAATCTATAACAATGCGTGTAGATGAAACAATCGTAGAAACATTTCATTCAGATTGGGGAATAATATACGATGAACTTTATTTAGACGAATCAGAAAAAAGAACAAAAAGATACACAGTTAACAGAAATTTAGCTGAAGATACATCTTTGTTGGCTGGTAATCAAATTTTTAGTCAGTTTAAATCAAAATTGTTTATACCTATACCATTTTTCTTCTCGAGAAAATACGAAGGCGATGAATATGAAACAAATAAACCAAATAGACCATATTTTCCAACATG